AGTTTTCAATGCGGTTATCTGTACGATTGTTATTAATATGGTCTAAAGTACCATCTTCAAAATCTTTGTTAAACATTTTCCAAATTACACGATGTTCCATGTATGGCTGTTGGTCTACAGATACCTTGCGGTATCCCAATGGGTGCAATGTGCCAGCCCTTTGACCAGCCAAATGATTCATTGAACGCCCCATAGAATCAGTTTTGCCAGCTTTATGAAAAAGCATACCATCCCTGTATTCAAACAGGCTATGTAGTTTTTCATAAGGAGGCATTACTTGTGACATTGTTATTCCTTAATTAACTACTAAATACTGCACATTGAGCATAGCCAAGAGTTGTTACTAATGTGCCGTTAGCAGCCAAAAGCTGAACTCTAAATGCTGATGTTGTATTTGGAAAACCTCCAGAAGCTACTGCTGGAGTTGTAAATGCAGCTAAACCTGTAGTAGAAGTACCACCAGCACCAACAACAACATAGTTTGCATTTGGCATAGCATTAGTCATATTAACAGTAAAGTTACCAGCAGAAACTGCTGTAATGCTAGATACATTATATGAATTGTTAATTACTACAGTAGTTCCGCTTGCGTTATACCAAACCGCCCAAGCCTTTGCACTACCATAAATGGCATTATCCATTGCTGTGCTATTACCAGCACCATCTTGCAAGGTGTCAGCGCAGATTATCCCCGCCATTATGCTTCTCCTTTAATCTTTGCCCATTGCTTTTTAGCAGCTAGGGATAGTTTTAATCTTGTTTGTTCGGACACGATTTTTCCTTTATTAAAAGCCGATAGTTTGGCTTTAGTTTCTTCTGATACTACTTTGCCAGTATGGGCTAGTTTTACAGCTTCACCAATGTGTGCAGGACGTTTGCGACCTTTTAACTTTTCAGCAACAACAGCATATATTTCTTTTGGTCGTTTTAACTGTGCTTCAGCCATTTTGGCTTTAGACTCTGCAGTATGCTTTTTACCAGTATTTGCAATACTTAGCTTTTTACGAGTTTCATCTGAAACCTTATCTTTGCTAGAACCACCGTGGTCTATATTGTAACCATTTGGCACTCTAGAGCTAAACACTTTAATCCAAAAGCGTTCAGCAAAGTTTAAAAAGGATTTGTTATCAATATCGGAGCAGATAGCCTCATAGGTAAAGTTTTCCTTACCATGCTTGCGGTATGCCCTTGTCATTAGCGTTCCATGACCTACCTTATTGCCAGCAACAATAGTCTGACCAACATATTGCTTGCCGTTCAGATTGTTTGTGACTAGGTAGATTGTTCCTGCCATGATTTATCCTTTAATTGCTTGAATATGTAAGTAGAACAGCAACAACAGATTGGGTAGAACCGCCACCATTGTAAACACCCATTACATGAGTAGTAGTAGTTAAACCGCTTGTTCTAATATATCTGTCAGTTCCTAATGTGCCATCATTTACCAAACCAGCAGCAACAAAGTTTGCAGAAGGCATGGCAGTTGCAAAATTGACAGTGAATTGTCCTGTGCCATTAACTGTTACTGAGGAAACATTAAAAGAGCCGTTGATAGTTCCAGCAGTATTACCATTACCACCTTGAAAATTCACCCATGCTTTAGCTATACCGCTATAAGCATTATTGGTGCTAAATAGACCTGTATCGGTGTTTAAAACGTTCGCAACAATTGTGCCAGCCATAATTTATCCTTAAACGATTACCCAGCGTGAGCCAGTTGGGGTTGTTACTGTTACGCCTGTTGAAATTGTTACAGGCCCTGCACTCACGGCATTTTTTCCAGTAGTGATTGTATAGTTTGATGTAATGGTGTTGCTGTTTTCGTATATCGCTCCTGATGCTACGGGATTGATAGCATTAATAGCGGTTTCAATAGCGTTCATTTCGCCCGCAGTAATACGCAATTCTACTTTGTCACCACCACTAAATGCAGAAGCAGTTGTACCTTCTTGAGCACGAACAATAGTAAATACATCGCCACTTCTTGCCGTTACTTTTACAATCTCAATTGGTGTTCCTGATATGCCTTGAAGAGTTACAAGGAAGTAATCAGGTGAGGTAGGATTGGGAAATATTCCGCCAGAACCAGTAGTTACAGTAAGGCTAGTTGCAGTATTTGTAATGCTTGAGGCTAAATTACTTGCTGCGTTGTTTGTAAAAAGTACGGTCATTAGTTATCCTAATGTTGTGGTATTAAGTGCAAAAGTATTCACTACCTTTTGAGATGTACTTTTTGGGTACAAATTCTTAATGATAGTAACACTTGAAGATACACTTGCTAGTATAGATTTTAACCTAATTACGGTTAAATTCAATAGAGAAGTGGATATTACTGGGTTGGAAATAATTGTATCTACATATACGGCAGGTTGGTCTGGGCGGGATACCGGAACCGCCATATTATCCCTAACGCCCTTAACATAGTCTTGGGGCTGACGAGCTTCCCAACATCCATTAGCGGTACAAACATATAGTCCGTCCCACTCTAGCTTTAAGTCTGAAAACTTGAATTTTGAGCCACAACGGTCACAAATGCCGTTATAAGTCCCACTACGGTAGTAGTCTGCGTGACCCATTAAATCATCTCAGAAGGGTCATAAACAGGGATGTCACCAGTACAGGTAAAGGTATTACTTAGACTGGTGGTAACCGTCATAATTAGGCGGTAGGTATTGTCTGCCACACCCCCAGTAACTCGTTGGGTAGCTTTCCCCAGGCTAATCACAGGGGTGCCTGAAAGGATGCTTGACGGGGATGGGTCGGTGCCTTGTAAGGTAATAGCGGTACAAGTTGCTGTGCTTAATGTCTCACCAGTACTCAATACAGGGTTAAAGTCAAAGGAAAATAACTCTGATTCTGTGGTGAGTTTGTATGAAAATTGGCTCATTTTGAGACCTTATTGTTAATTTTGTTTACCAAAGCTGTGCGGAGTTTATAAAGTTTTTGTAGTCGGTCACGAAGGTTTGCTTCTGCTAAACGTTCTTTATAAAGCCCAATTAATCTGTCTCTAAAGTCTGCTCTAAAGGTATATCTTACTACCGCCCCTAAAACGGGGAATACAGCAGCCAATAATGTACATATTGTAGTCGAAATTACCGAGAAAACCTTATACATTTGTTTATTTAATGTCAATACTGAGCTAGATAGAATCACAAATAGTTTGGCGTAAGCCTTTGCAAGAATTACAGTAGATGGGGATACCACTGACAAAATTCTTGAAATGGTGTTGTGTAACGCCAGGCTAACTGACTCTGTGACTGCATAACTTAGGGTTTTCCCTATATATCGTATGATAGATGACACAGAAGTGGACAAGTAGGATAAAGTCTTAGGTATGGACTTTAGAATTGTGGCAACTGATGTCGACAGCACATTAATGGTTTTAGTAATTGCCCGTCCAATACTTATCGTTGAAACCACAGAATATGAAAGGGCGACTAGATGAAGTCCAATCTCAGTCAGGACGACAAGCGTATGCTCCACTACCGTACTCATTATTTTCCCTATAGCCCGTTGTATGGATACAACGCTGGTGCTTGTTACTGCCATAAGTTTGATTGGTAATTTAACAAGACTTGCAACAGAAGTGCTTAGGTAGGATAGGAACTTGGTAATGCTCTTGAGTATGGTACTTGTGCTACTAGACAAATAGGATAGGGTCAAGTAACGGGCTGTATAACGGGCGATTGTGACCGTGCTAGTACTTAGGTAGCTCAGGGTCTTTAAAATGGATTTAACGAGCGTTACAGAGCTTGTAGAGGCATAAGATATGGTCTTGCCTACCAAACGTGCAATCGAGGCTGTGGAAGTGCTTAAAACGCTTAATGTACGCAATAAAGATTTGACGATAGATGAGCTAGAGGTCGATGTATAAGACAGAGTCAAGAATCGGCTGACTACCCTAGCAATAGAAGTGGTGCTAACACTGGTTATAGCCAATGTTAAGAAATGGGATGCCTTCTCAAGTAAAACCACTGTTTCCGTCTCAATGACGGTTCCCATGCTTTTGACTATAGTTTTAATGATACTTACGGCAGATGTGCTCGTGACACTTAAAGACCGTAATAAAGACTTGATAATGGTTACGACAGATGTAGACGTATAGCTAATTGTCCTTAAGAGGGATTTGACTATAGTTACTGCGGATGTGCTGGTTATAGAGAATACTCTTTGTAACCGTTTAATAATTGTGCTACTGCTTGTAGATAAATAAGTTAGTGCTTTAGTGTAAACAGTACCGCCTGAACTTCCAGCAAAAGAAGCAGAAGAAAAGGCTTGTTTACCAAACATTACACAACTACCCAACGGCTACCAGTACTCACTGTTACAGTAACTCCAGTATTAATTGTGATTTTTCCAGCAGTGGTGGCGTTATACCCAGTTGGAATTGTATAGTTGGCAGATACGGTTGTGGCATTCATAATAAATGGGTTTGTAGATGAAGCCTGAATACCATTGTTAAATGTAGCCAAACCTGCATTAGAAATAGTTAAAGCATCTGCAGTTGAGGATGTGCCATTTACAAGAAAATGGATTGCATTTGAGCCATATGTAGCCAATACAAGGTCTGAACCACTACCAGATTCCATAAATGTTGCATTTGGAAGAGATAATGAGTTATTTGGAAAACCTGCTGCAGAATAACTATAGTTATTACTATTCATTCCTATTTCGCCATATACAGAACCTGTGTTGTTGTATAAAGCGTAAGAAGAATAAGAAGTATTGGCAGTTGCTCCAGTGTTTTTGTTTTGTAATGCTGTAAAAACGTATGTGTCTGCTGTGCCTACTAAACTTTGAATAATTCCAGTATCACTTGCACCGTTGATTGAACCACCGACGTTTAAAGACCCAATTGAGCCTGAACTTGCAGTATTGTATGTTACTGCTACGTTACCGTTAGCATCTTGAATGACTGCTTTACCTGCGGGGTAATCACAGAATACGGTTATTGTTCCGGTAAATGTTACTGCACTTCCACTATTGCTTGAAGACAGTATAGTTGTTCGTGTAAGGGTTGGGCCAGTAGTGGAATAAGTTCCAATACCGACCTCCCAGTTTGTTCCGTCATTTGCTGAGTAATAGGTAGTGTTTCCATTACCTACTACCGCAAACGATTGATAGCCCGTTGTAGTTGCCGACAGAGTAAAGCTAACAGTTGTATTAGCAGTGCCAGTTTGCTGTATTCGGTCATAAACTACGAGAGCCATGTTATTCCTTAACTAAATTGCACCTTGAAGGTAAACTGAATTGAATCGCCACTATTGAGGGGAACGCCTGTAAAGTCGCCTTTAACAAACAAGTTACCCGATGTAGAAGCATCAAACAAACCAGCATTGGTGATAGTCTCAGAAGTACCTGCGGTCTGAGTACCAACAACTTGGAAAGTGTCGTTAGTTGTAGAAGTTGTTACTTGTGAAGTAGTACCACTAACACGTGGTGTTACTTCGGTAAATAAAGTTGTATCACTAGCTGACGTTGTACCTGCACCTGTACCCCAAGCCACATACTTAGGCTGAGTAGCTGCACCACCGTTGAGGTAGTTAGTAACAATCGCTTTACCAGTATTTACGAGGAGCGTAGCCATTTTTTAATTCTCCATATAAAACGGTTGATTGGGTTTTTGTGCCAGTAGTCAATAACGCCTAACTCTACTTTGCTTCCGTCTGCACGGATAATGGTAGCGGTTAATTCTATCTCTTTAGCGTTAATGTTGGCTACTTGCATATTAATCTTTGATAAGTTCTAAAACAATAGTAAATGACGTTAATGCTGTGGTAGCTGCACCACCAAAGGTTGTCAATGTAATCTTACCGTTAGGTGTAATTGCATTATCAGTAATACCACCAAAATTAGCTGCTTTGATTTCTCCACGACCAGCACACTCCCATAACAATCTTGGGGTTGCACCATCCCAGTTCAAAGTAACCTGAATACCGTCTTGAATATCGAAGTTAATACGTTTTACACGTACTGTACTTGGAATTGTTCCTTGAGCATCAATTTGGCTTAATGTACTTGGGTCGACAACTACATAGTTCGATAGGTCTCCTGCATTTACCCATCCAGCAATTTTTAATGTTGCGTTGCGGTAACCGTCATTCAGAATCTGAAACGGAAGAATCTGAGTTGCCATGATTAATACCCACCTTTAGGCTGCTTAGCTTTAGTTGGTTGTTTTGGGTTTTTTACCTTATCTTTAGTCGGCTTTTGAACTGGAGCTTTGACACCCATTCCAATTGATTGGCCTTCACGAAGTTTTTTATTAGGCATAATTTTTTCCTTTAAGTTAGAGAAAAAACCCCCTAGAAACCTTTTGGGAAACTAGG